TGATTGCTCTTGACCGTTCTTCGGACCAGGCGGCTGAATTTGCGTCTGCTTTTCTTGCATTGCTCGGTCTTACTTTAGCCGATCGTGTTCCTTTCGATCCTGAGCTTTTCCATCAGTGCACCATTTTGGCGGAGAAAAAGAAGTTGGAGAAGGGCAGTGCTGTTCTTTCCAACAATGATTGGCGCGCTTGTCCTGATCCTGTTAAGGATTTTGCTGAGTTCATTGAGGTTTTTATGAAAACTCAGGTCAAGGCTAAAGAGGAGACTATTAATATTGCTGGTAAAGCTGGCCAGACTCTTGCTCTCTTTTATGACCAGATTTTAATGGAACTCGGACCTTGGGCCCGTTATCTTTCCATCAAGGTCAGAGAATTGCTTCCTTCTTCAGTTTTCTGGCATAATGGTACTACTCTTGATGATCTTAATTCTTTTGTTGTTGATAATTGGGAGGATCGTGATAGCACTACTGCTGATGGTACTTTTTTCGATTATTGGCAAGGCGCTCCTGGTTTGCTCATGGAACAACTCATTTTCACTACTTTTTCCATGCCTGAGCATCTCATGCGCCGTTATATTGAAACCAAGGTTAACACTTGGTGTTTCCTTGGTCCTCTTTCCATTATGCGTCTCACTGGTGAGTGGTTTACTTTGGATGGTAACACTTATTACAATCTTGCCGACTTTTGTGTTCGTCATCCTGATGCTGCGCGTCGTCTCATTCTTCCGAAAGGTGATCCCGATCGTCGCTGCATGCTCATTGTTGGTGACGATCGCACTTATAATGATGCTATTTTTGACCCTGGTCCTGCTTTTCCTTATAATGCCACCTCCGTTCCTTGGAAGTATTCGGTGGCTCGCACTAGTGGTTTCGTTTCTTTGCTCGTTTCCCACTTGGGTGTGTTCAAGGATCCTGTTGTTTTACATTTGCGACTTATTTACCATTCCTTGAATAACCATTTACCGCAAGTTATTGGTAGTTATTATCTAGAGCATCTTGTTGGTTTACGCACTCTTGAGCAGCATTTTGAGCTACTTTCTGAGGTGCAGCTGGAGGCATTTGATCAGAATTGTCGCATTTTCACTTCTCATCGTTCTTTGATTCCTGGTTTTTTCCTTGGTACTCGCCTCGCTCTTTTCACTCCTCTTTCTTTCTTCTTTCAGCCTGGTATGCGAAAGAAGTTTTATGCCTTGCGCAATGCTTTTCGTTCACAAACTTCTAATCTTACTTTGATCCTTTCCAATTTACCTGGAGATTGGTCACATTCTTCTTTGACTCAAAGTCTTTCTATTCTCAATCTGTATATTGGTCAACGCCCTGATGTTCCAACTCGTGATTTATATTCTGAATTGCTTTAGTCACCTTTTGCTTTCATTCATAAGTTGGTTTTGGTTTTTACTTCCCTTGTTTATCCCTTCCCTTCTTCGTGATGCTTCTCTTGTCAAACCATCTCCTCGTGCCACTTATGATGATTTGATTGCTTCGCTTCCTGTTGGTACTTCTCCTAAACGTATTCCTCGTTTGGTTCAACGTGCTGCTGCCGGCGAGATTTCTTTATGTCCCGTCTGTCGTCTCTTTCGTGCGGATCCCCATGCTTGTCACAATCTTCGTCCGTCACCTTCCTATGACGCTTGGGTTGGTGATGCCTTACTTTCGCTTCAAGTGCGATTGCGTTTGGGTAAGGTGGATGCGTTGTCGTTTTCTCGCATTTGTTCTAATGCTTCGATGGCCGCATATGTTCGTGATCATTACCCTGAGTTCAATGTCGCTTCCGTTGGAGTTTTCCCTTCCGATCATTCGTTAGCTACTCTTCTGGAAGCTTTGTTTGTTTCTCAGCCTTCATCTCTTGATTCTTATTTGTCTTTTCATTTAGAATCTCATTGATTTTCAATTGTTTCATGGCTACCGTCTCTCTTGTTCCCTCTTCTCAATCCCTTGCTATCAGTGATGACACGTCCATTGGTTCCCTTGTTCCTATCATCTCTCGTCCTTCTCATGAGTTAATTCCTTTTTCCGTTATGTTGGTCACTTCTGGCGGCGCCCCTGGTGCCGGTTCGGCTCATTTTGTGGATGTCTTGACTCCTCCTTCTACTCTCAATCCTTTCAAG